ATCGTAAGCTCCTTGTTAAATAAAGTGAGGGCACCATTTCGATGCCCCCACCTTAGTAATACTACGGCAACTGCAACGCTACGCCCATATAACCGGTATCATCGGCTGCGTGAGTAACAAAGCCAACAAGCGGGTGCGAATTGTCAGCTACTTCCACAGCACCTGCCTGCGCGTCACCACACATAACAGGAACACCAATACCTATGGCGGAGTCATCAGTAAGAATCGTAGCAATTCCACGAGTCTGTACCCACCCATAATACCCAGAAGTAAAAGATCTGGGAGTAACGCCAGAAACAATATAGTCAGCAGTACCCAAAGCAGCACGTACCTGATTATAAAGATTTCCAGTGATAGCTATATCAGTGTTAGACGCATCCAAAGTTACCACAAGAGGGTCGAACAAAGTAAAGCCTACATTACCACTTGAGGTATCTCCGCGAGCAGTATTACTTTTAATCCTATACTGATAACCTTCACCTTCGTCATCGGTGATATGCAAATATCCACCTTGAAATTGGTTCTCAGTAGCAGCACCTAAAGTAATCTCAACCATAGACGAGCCGGCAGACAACGAATAGTCTCCAGAAGAGGCTACTATAACGCCATCAGTTTCTACAACAGCAGTTGCAGAAATATCCTGCGACACAAGAATCCCTGCGCCTGTAGCAGCAGCAAAACTAGCATACCGAAAGACACGCCCATCAGCAAGTTCCAGCTTCTCGCCAATAGCATACTTAGCAGTCGAAGACTCTGCGTATATACCTTGACCAGCTTTACTTCCAATGCCTTCGCCACCTACACGATTATTAGCGAAGTTATGATTAGTAGCCATTTTAACTTCCTTTCCCTATGAGCAGGGCTAAACCTCCATTGGCTTGGAGGCAGGATTATTAGGTCAACGCAGTAGCGACACCGTGGCGCCGTGCGTTATTGATAACAAGCTGGCAACCGAATACGATGTACGCAACCATCGCAAACTGGTTAACCGGCTCTTTGAAAGCCGTCTTCGCAAAGTTCTTACCCTGCTGTATCTTCAACTTCAGATACTTGCTGTTGATAAGATATGCGTGCTGCGACGGACAATCACGGTCATACTGGATCGTGGCACCACGGAAAATCGGAGAACCCGCATCCGCCTTACCAGTCTCGCCAGCAGCCAATCGAGCATATCCAGTACCTTCGAAAAGGTTCTGCATATCACCAAACACCGTCAGAGTAGTAAAGATATGCGAAGGCGTATCGTTACCCTCCGAGCAGTTATTCCAGACAGCACCCAAACGCTGGGTACCAACATTGATGTTGCTCGAAATGCTATCTACATCCGAAGACGTAGTATCGTACTGGTTCCGCCACCAGGTTTCATTAGCACGATTAATACCCATAACCGTACCGGTCGTCGGATTATCAGCAATCAAATCCTGGAGACCCAAGGTAGCCTTACCAGTCTGCGCGCTGAAGAACGCCGCGTTAACGGCATCACGAGCAGTCAACATAGACTGCTGAGTCTTAGCTTCAAGAATCTTCTTCGCAGCGTCACTCAAACGACCTTCATCACGCTCAGTCATCGAGATAGTAATGGGAGTAGCAGTATAGCGCCAGGGTGCATATCCCATCGTGATACCATCAACAGCATCCGTGTTGACCGTATCGTAACCATCAAACCAGGTGGCAGAGTTCTTACCATACAGCAAGTCCTCCTGAATTTCCTTACCACCAGTTTCTACTTCCGCATTTGCGGACAGCATCTTCAACAACGGATACTCGTCGAAGATATTATCCGTCAAACGCTTCCGCTTGGAACGCATCGTGAGAGTCCACGCAGCATCCCAAGTTTCAGTGGTGCTAGTAGCAGCCATTTGTAATTACCTCACTCAAATCCAAGTTTCTTGAGGCCCGACAAAACGTCAGAATCAGACAGTGCCGTAGGACTCTGCCCCATTCCTCCACCTCTCGGTGCGACGCTCTGTTGAGCATTGCGAATTAATGTTCTAGAATTACCGGATGCCTCCGATCGGCGACCTGACGCCAACTCATATGCCGTAAGTACTGTGTGAGGTTGACCGGTCTCACGGTTAGGCATACCTCTAAGCCTAGAAATTTCCTCATGATAATCCTGCAAAGCCTCACGACTATGACCAGAGGAGATAGCTTCCTGAATCTCTCCAGAAACTTTATCTTCAACTCTAGTCTGTTCTCCACCGCTTAGATACTGAACATTTTGCTGAAGCTCGCCAAGATTCTCTTGTAAGGCTTGAACTTGCTGTAGTAGAGGATTAACAACGGCATTTGCTATTCCTTCTACTACGACGGCTTCATCGTACCCGTTTTGCCCGGGAGCGAATCCAAATTGCTCGAGTACTGAAGGTGAAGTAGTCTGTGGTTGCTGAGCAGGCTGTGCGTTTTGTGGAGTACCGTTTTGTGCATTATTTATCTGTTGCGATGCATTAAGTGCGTTTGTGTATTGTTGTGTAACTTCTTCCATTTGTTTTTGCGTGTCACGTAGATCCATATTAGTCTTATTGACCATACCGTATATGTTACGCATAGTGCGTAACTGCGGCTTCCATTCATCGGGAACTTCTTCCTCGCGAACAGTAGACCAATTTACGGAATGAGGATCAAACTCTTGCGATGCTTCAGACTGAGCTGGCATTGCATCGGGAGAATCCTCTAGAAGACCCGAAGTGTCCTCAGTGAGATCGCCCCCTACGACGCCTAGTTCCTCCTGTTCTGGAGCATTAGTTACTTCCGACATACATCACCTCTCTATGAAGCTATCCGTTCTCGAATAGCAATGATTTTAGCAGCTTGCTCCGGTGTACGTGTAGACGCTACAAGATTTCCTGCATCATCATACACTTTATACGGACGTTGCTGCTTCTCGACAACTCTGACCTCAAACTTAGCTGAATCCATGTTTCTTCTCCAGTGTTTTAAGATCTTCGGCTCCAGAGATAAACTCTGTAAGGTTCTCGGTATTTTTCTTTCGGGGCTTGTACCCCTCGGGACCGTGATCTGGACCTTGGTACTCTTCAGGATACTCAGGAGTCTTCGATCCACCTACGGCATCCGCAGCTTCTATGCAATTATACTTCTTGAGCAACTTTTGCTTGTGAGAATAACTCTCTACAACCTCACCAAACCCAGGATGGTATTTGCCGTACATTCCTGGATGATGCGGATTAAAGTTCGCCATTCCTGTGATACGCCCAAAATGAATTTTCATCTCTTGACCGCATTCACACACTGGAGTCTTAGCTGCGACTTGATCTGTCAGTTCGCGACCACACTCACAGTAATAATCATGATTAACAGCCATTAGCCTGTCATACCTCCTTGACCTGTCAATGTTGCTACATCGGCAGTAGCTGCCTCCTGAGTTTTCTGCGCATTAGACCTAACTTGACTTATGATACCATCCTCGTTATTCAACAACCTACCATCTACTGAAGGCTGGCTTCCACCCCCCGCTCCTCCTGTAGCCATAGCAGATTGCATCATTTGTTCATGCATTGCCATATGCTGCTGAACTATCTGTAGTATCTGCTGTTGCTGCTGTGGTAACATCTGCTGAAGCTGAGGCAAGCCCATAACAACATCAGGATTCTGCTGTTCCATGTGAGCCATATGATCCATGCCTTCTTCGACAGGAGCCATTTGACCCTGAAGCATCATACTAAGTTCCAACTGAATCAGAGCATTCAAATCCCCATCAGCGCCCTTGAATAACCTCTCCACTGAACGCTTCCTGAAGGATTTAATCAAATCCCTAGTTATCTCAGTCTGATCTATCATAGGATTACCAATAAGGCGATCGTATAACAACACCGAGTTCTCTTGTTCTAATTCCTCCACCAATGGATGCATAGAACCAGCATCTAGATCTAACATAAAATCAAAGTTAAAATCTTCACTGGTGAGTACCCGATATTCTACACCCGCGGGGTCTTTAGCAACATTCAGCATAAACGTCTGGGGGATATAACGTATATCCTGGAACATCCTAAATAGATTCCCTACAATGGTAGTATAAACACCTGCTACTCTTGCTTGCATCCATTGGCGGTTAAGAGAGCCTTGAGATGCTATGAGTGCACTTTCAGTAGCAGTCTTCCGGCCCTCTGAGCCTCCCGCAAGATCACTTACATGGAGACTCTGTTCTTCGTAGCCTCGTGCGTCGTTTTCGATACCTAGCTGATCCGTAGGAATATTTCCCCAAGAAGCCTCACGGATACTTTGAATATCATGAAGCCCAATTACATCACCGTCTTTTGCATCCCTGACGTTATCTACAAGATTCGGGTTCCGCTGAATCTCCGCTTCATTTGCCCATACAACACGCGGGAATCTTCGTAGAATATCCACACGCCGACTCAACGACTCCACAATAATGTTCTGAAGATCCTCAACATACTTCATAGGAGGCTCAGGAAAGAACGAGCTTTCTACAGTGTCGAACTTTACTGGAATATACTGAAACCCCTTAGACATTATGAACCCAGGAGCTTCTTCGAGCCCTACGAGATCCTGGCCGTTATAGATCGACCGAGTCTTAATGAATGGATGAGTCTCTGCGTGAATCTCGTTCTCGTGACCATCTAGGAATGTAATAAGTCTACGATTTAATCTATCGTGGACTTCATACAACACCACCATGTCACGCTCGGCTTTAGCGCCCTGTATATGCTCGTCTGCGTTATCTGCGTCGTACTCATCGCCATAATTTAGCAACGCTGTATCTGTGGCCGATGTGTACTCTGACGATCCTGTGAAATCTCGAGGGATCTTATATCTTGAGTCACTCTTCAAGATCTCGAATGGCACTTCGATACGTTCGATTATGTATTCTGCATAACCCAAGTTCTGAGGAGGACACTTAGGATCTACAAAAACATTAAAAGGCCTGACACGCATGACACAAGGAAAATCATCCTTGAATGCATCATTAGTTACATATGGAGGCATCGAATCATCGCCAGAGGGGTTATATCCCATCTTGATCCAACCTACTCCACAGAACAACGCATCAAACATTGCCTGATGGATCTCAGCTTTCGCATCCATTATATCTAATGCATTATTAGCTGCCCTTTCCATCACAAGCGAGATACCTTCGAGCTCTCCAGCCACACGTTCGATATTAGGCTTAGCATTCACAAATACCTCGGGGTAGTGGAATGCCACTGACGATATGATCTGACGAACCAACGGATACATTCTAGACACATGAATGATCTCGTCTTTGTCGAGACCTGGGATATCTAGCTTTAGCTCATAGGCCGCTAGCAACTTTTCCCATGCACGATGCTTAGGTTCCATGACCCTCTGGACCCTGTCAATCGTCTTACGCCAGTATTCACGATCTTTATT